TATAAAAAAGGAGCTTGATATGGCCAAGTTCAGCAAAAAAGTAATGGGTAAAGAAGTTGGTGATGCCAAAGTCTACGCACCGCCCCACACTATGGATGGCAAGTCTGGTGTAGACATCAAGAACAATGGCTATGACGGCGGTAACCGCTTGACTGCTAATGATGTGAACATGTCTGTTGGCAACATCAGTCGTGATCCATACAAAGAACCAAAGACAACAGGTATCAAGATTCGTGGTACTGGCGCGGCTACCAAGGGTGTTATGGCAAGAGGCCCAATGGCTTGATATGGATTACTCGCAACTGTTCAACAATATTCAGTCGTACACGGAAAATACTTTTCCGGAGTTCACCGTTTCCAACGGATCGACAGAAACAGCTATTGAACAGATTAACCGTTTTATTCAGCAAGCAGAACAGCGTGTCTACAACACGGTGCAGTTTCCGTTCTTGCGTAAAAATATGACGGGCAACGTTCAGTCCGGTAATAAATATCTTCAGGCTCCAAACGACTATCTTGCTACATATTCTTTGGCGGTAATTGATGCGTCTGGTAGCTACGAGTATTTGCTGAACAAAGACGTGAACTACATTCGTGCGGCATACCCAAATCCCACTACAGATGTGGGCGCTCCCAAATACTACGCATTGTTTGGCCCAGCCATTGTTGGTAACGCAATTACAAATGAGTTGACGTTTTTGCTTGGCCCAACACCCGATGCGGTGTACACGGTAGAACTGCATTTTTACTACTATCCCGTGTCTATTGTGCAAGCGGTAATTGCATCTTTGGGGGCGCCTACAGGTGGTTCCGGCTACACCAGTGGTCTATATTACAACGTGCAGTTGACTGGCGGTAGTGGCTCTGCGGCTTATGCAGATATCACTGTAAGTAATGGCGCTGTGACAGCGGTTGCTCTTCGTAACGGCGGGAGCTTGTATAAAGTTGGTGACGTGTTATCCGCATCAGCAACCAATATTGGTGGCACAGGGACTGGGTTTTCTGTTTCTGTAGCTACAGTGGATAACGCAAATGGCACTTCATGGCTGGGCGATAACTTTGATACGGTGCTCTTATATGGCGCACTGGTTGAGGCGTACACTTACATGAAGGGTGAGACAGACTTACTTGCTGTTTACGATGGCAAGTACAAAGAAGCTCTTTCACAAGCTAAACGTCTTGGCGATGGTATGGAGCGTCAGGATGCGTATCGTTCTGGTCAGTATAGACAGGCGGTGACCTGATGGCATTTACGGGAAACTTCTCCTGCAATACGTTGCGCACTGGGCTGATCAACGGGACGCTGAACTTTGCAACGGATACGTTTCGTTTGGCGCTGTACACAAACTTGGCTACATTGAACCAACTGACAACGGCGTACACCACTGACGGCGAGGCTTCTGGCGGCAACTATGCGGCTGGTGGGTTGGTAGTAGCAGCCACGGTCAGCACGGCTCTTAGCACAACCGGCAGCACCATCTACGTCAATTTTGCAAGCGCAGCTTGGACGGGCGCAATCACTGCTCGTGGGGCTTTGATCTATAAAGCTGGGGCAAACGGCGCTGTTTGTGTTTTGGACTTTGGTAACGATAAAATATCAACCAGCACTTTCACTGTAACGATGCCTGCTGACACTAGCACATCCGCACTTATTCGACTTGTCTAGGAGAAAACATGGCACTTGTAAACACAACAAAAGGTGAAATGGACGAGGCCCTGCTTGAGAAAAAAGAGGGTTTCGTTGATAATGACAACGAGTACACCACTTGGGTCGAGTATTGGTTGGATGGTGAACTTGTGCACCGCTCAGCACATGTTCAATTGAAAAAATCTGTGGGGCTGAAAATCGAAGCCGCATCTTTTGGTTAATTTTTAAAAGGAGCCTCAAATGGCAAATACACAATCAATGTGCACCTCGTTTATGCAACAGCTTATGGTGGGTGAGCATCAGCTTGGCACCGCAACGCTTGTTTCGCGAACCAGTTTGACTGCACCAACTACAGATACGCTTAAAGCGGCTTTGTATCTAACAACTGCTACGGTAAACGCAAGCACTACAGCATACAGCGCTTCTAATGAAGTGTCGGGTACTGGCTATACCGCTGGTGGCGTGGTGGTAACAAATGCTACGGCTCCAACTTCGACTAACGCTTCAGCAACTGCGGGCGTGGCGTTTTTTACTCCGTCAGCTTCAATTACATACACCACAGTGACTTTAGCTACAGCGTTTGACGCAGTGCTGATTTACAATTTTACGCAATCAAACAAGGCAATTAGCGTTCACACCTTTGGATCGCAAACAATCACGGCTGGTACGTTCACGTTGACGATGCCAGCGAATACAACTTCGACTGCTTTGATTCGCTTGGCTACAACCTAATAGGACTGGCGGGGTAACCCGCTAGAGTAGCCATGTTTGGAATCTCCGCATTCGCTGAAGCACCGTTTGCCTCGCTTGCGGGGGTTACGGTAGTTGTTGCCCTTACCGGCGTTCAGGCATCTGGCGCGGTAGGAACAGTTGTATATGCACCAGTTGTAGCGGTAGCGATTACAGGAGTTGAGGCTTCTGGCGCGGTTGGAAATGTTACAGAAAGCAGTGAGGTTGGGCTTAATGGTGCGCAGGCCGCTGGTCAGCCGGGTTCAATTGGGGTGCTTGGGATTGAAGCTGGTATTCAGGGTGCACAGGCTGCGGGCGCGGTTGGAACTATTTCATCGGTAGAATTTTTTGTTGTCCTGACTGGTGTTCAAGCCGCTGGCGATGTGGGTGATGTCACTGAGACCAACAACCCAACTGAAGATGGTGTGGTGGCTAATGGCAGTGTGGGGTCAGTGGGGTCAAGTCGAACGGTTGCAATAACCGGGGTACAAGCTAGAGGTCAGGTTGGCACAGCGGATTATTTTTATTGGACAACAATAGATGACAACGGGACGCCAAACTGGCAAAATGTTGCAATGACGGTGTAAGGAAATACCATGGCACTTGTATTAGCAGATCGCGTAAAAGAAACCACTACCACGGCTGGTACGGGGACCATCACGCTTGCGGGCGCGGCTACAGGTTTTCAATCGTTTGCTGTAGTTGGTAACGGAAACACAACCTTCTATACGATTGCAAGCCAAACAGGAAATGAATGGGAAGTGGGTATTGGCACGTATTCAACATCTGGTACGACGCTGGCGCGTACAACTGTTTTGTCCAATAGTTCAGCCACACAGCCATCAGAGTTAAACTTTTCTGCTGGCACAAAAGACGTGTTTGTTACCTACCCAGCAGGATTTGCCGTGGCTTCTACTAATGTGGGAACGTCAGGTCAATTGCTAACTTCTAATGGTACAGGTGTAGCCCCTACATACCAGACTTCTACCGCTGCCAGTAAAGCCTACGTACAGGCAATCAGCATCCTGAATGGACTATAAGGATAAAAAATGGCAGTAACAAACTTTACCCCTCTCCTTGGCTTGGCTCTTCCGACCACAGGTGACTTGCAAGGTACTTGGGGCGCAACGGTCAACACTGCAATTACCGACTTGCTCGATGATGCGGTAGCCGGTACGGTCACGCTTTCAGCCAATGCGGATGTAACGCTCACGACAACTAACGGCGCGGACAATCAGGCGCGTAATGCAGTCATTTTGTGGACAGCTAGTAACGGTGCTACAACACGCAATATTACAGCTCCTGCCCAGAGCAAAGCTTATGTTGTAATTAACGCAGGTACTGGGTCTATTGTTGTTCGCGGCTCTGGCCCAACGGCTGGTGTCACTATCCCCTCTGGCGCCCGTGCATTGGTAGCGTGGAACGGTTCTGACTTTGTAAAGATTGTCAGTAACCCGGTGGTGTTGACCACGGACGTATCTGGAGTTCTTCCAGTAGTAAATGGCGGTTCGGGTACAGCCACTCCAAGTTTGGTTCAAGGATCAAACGTTACCATCACAGGTACATGGCCTAACCAAACAATTGCCGCCGCTGCCAGTTCAGGTATTACTGCTGGTAAATCTATCGCTTTTGATTTAATATTCTCTATCTGAAGGAGTTCTCATGGCAAACCCAAACATAGTCAACGTCACAAGCATCATTGGCAACTCGCTTTCTATTGCTGTAGGCACAAGCGCCACTCAACTAGCGTCTAACGCTGCATCAAGTGGCAAGGTCTTCAAGATCAATTCAATTTTGATTGCCAACGTAGATGGAACATCGGCGGCTGACATCACAGTAAGCATCTTTTCTGCTGCTGCGCTAGGTGGATCACCATTACCTATTGCCTCGACTATCTCTGTTCCAGCAGACGCTTCACTGATCGTGACCGACAAGACCACCTCGTTCTATTTGCTGGAGAACCAGTCTATTGGCGCGACTGCTGGCACGGCAAGTGACTTGGTTGCGACAATCAGCTTTGAAGAAATTACATAAGGATTTCTTATGTCGATGCGCTATCAAGCTGGTATTATTTTGCCGGGGTACAACCCGTTGCTGGTTCCTGACGCACCTACGATTGGTACGGCTACGGCTGGAATTAACTCAGCTTCTGTGACTTTCACCGCACCCGCTAATGTGGGTGGTGGGGCTATTACGGGGTTTACAGTTCAGGCAATCAAGACCTCAGACAGTTCTACAACAAGTGCATCTGGGGCAAGTTCCCCAATATCAGTGACAGGGTTAGCGTCTACTGCGTACACATTCAAAGTCTTTGCTACAAACGCCTATGGCCCAAGCCCTTTGAGTGCAGCAAGTAATAGCGCAAGTCCTATAGCTGTTGGTGATGCTTTTGGCGGTGGCTTCTTTGCGGGGCAGATAGGTGTTTCTGGTGTAGCTACGCATAATCTTGTGGTTGGCCCAGTAGCGTCTGCACAAAGTTCTAGTAAGGTATATAAAAATGCAAACACAGCTACTGCTGGTGCTGATAGTGATATAGACGGGCCTCAAAATACAGTAGATATTGTTGCTGATGGTAATTCAACGGTTTACCCAGCAGGACACTTTTGCAATGATTTAGTTATTGGTGGTTTTAGTGATTGGTATATGCCAGCAAAAAACGAGTTAGAAGTCTGCTACTACAACTTAAAACCCACTACAACAGTAAATTACACATTATCTGGCATAAATGCAAATGCAGTACCTGCAAGAGCCAGTAACTACACTACTGGAACACCAGCGCAAACGTCAGCTACAGATTTTAGGTCTACAGGCGCAGAAGACTTTGCAGCGTTCTTTTATTGGTCTAGCACTGAGGGTTCTGCAACGGCCGCATGGCTACAGAGCTTTGGTTACGGCTTTCAGAGCAACACCACTAAAAACTATTCTACCTATGTCCGAGCCATCCGCCGTGTCGCAGTCTAAGGAAACATATGCCTAATTTTTCTGGAATGTGGACAGTTACTCAGCAGATGCAAGCTAAGGGTCAAAATATTTGGCCTGCTGTTGTTCCTGTTGTTGGTTCAGCCTTTGGTGGCGGTTTCTTTGCGGGTCAAATCTCTACCGCAGGAAACGGGATTGCTGACTACAACCTAGTGGTTGGCCCTGTGGCTTCAGCACAAAGCAATTTACAGTGGAAGACTTCAAATACTGGCCCTGACCCTACTTCAGTAATAGATGGCCCCGCCAACAGCGCAACAATGAACAGTGCTACATATCCATGCGCACAGTTCTGTGAAGGTTTGACTATTGGTGGTTTTTCTGACTGGTATATGCCAGCTATGAATGAGTTGGAAATTTGCTATTACAACCTTAAACCAACAACAGATGCAAATACTACAGGTTCAGGCACAAACCTTAATGCCGTTCCCTCTAGACCAAGTAATTACACTGCTGGAAATCCTGCCCAAACAACAGCCGTAATTTTTCAATCTGGTGGTTCAGAAGCCTTTGCAACAACTGCTAGTAGCCAATATTGGTGTAGTACTCAATTGGCTAATGCATACGGTAGAGGCCAAGCTATTTATAACAACGGAGATCAAGACGCTAACTTTAAGACAGTTTCAAGGCGTGTCCGTGCAGTCCGTAGAGTCGCAGTTTAAGGAACAGCCATGAGTCAAAAATATCCCGGCGGTTTCATCACCAAATCCCCAGTAGCGCCAACAGCTTTGGTGGCTAAAGGCGTGTGGACGCTTGACCAAGCAATGAATTTAAAGAAGCAGGGGCTGTGGCCTTCATTTACTGTCCCCGGTGCGCCAACAATTGGCACTGCAACCACAACAGGCTCAACTACAGCAACGGTGGCATTCACAGCCCCAGCAAGTAACGGCGGCACTGCTATTACATCTTATACGGCCACATCATCTCCTTCTGGCGGCACAGGCACATTAAGTCAAGCAGGTTCCGGCACTATATCTGTTACAGGGTTAACTGGGAGTACAAGTTATACGTTCACTGTTACAGCAACCAATGCTGTTGGTACAAGTGCGGCAAGTGCGGCAAGTAATTCAATAACTACACTTCCTGCAATTGGTGAAGCCTTTGGAGGCGGGTTCTTTGCGGGTCAAATCTCAACAGCAGGAAATAGCATCGCTGACTACAACTTAGTTATTGGGCCGGTAGCATCAGCGCAAAACGCAAGTGTGCAATCAAAAACTACTGCCACAGTCACAGCAGGAACATATTCTGTTATTAATGGCCCAGCCAATAGCGCACTCATGAACAGTGCTACTTTCCCCGCTGCACAGTTTTGCGAGGGGCTAACAATTGGAGGTTTTACTGATTGGTACATGCCAGCCAAAAACGAGCTTGAAGTGTGTTACTACAATTTAAAGCCAACAACACGCGCAAATAATACAAGTTCAGGAATAAACGCAAACGCTGTGCCCGCAAGGGCGAGTAATTACACTTCTGGCGATCCTGCGCGAACATCTGCCGCAGATTTTCAAAGCACAGGGGCGCAAACTTTTAATTCAGGTGGTGCGGGATTTTATTGGAGTAGTACAAGTGATTCTTCAGATATACGTTTTGTTTATCATCAGCGTTTTTATGACGGTTTTCAAAGAGTAAGAAATAAAACTTATTATTATTTTGTCCGCGCAGTCCGCAGAGTTGCAGTTTAATTTTCAAGGAGCATCACAATGTACATTTGCATAACAGAAGTAGACGCAGTAACCAAAATAGTCTGCACATCAGAGCCACAACGCACAGGCCCATCAATGCCTGCTGTCAAGGGCTATACGCACATATGGCACGACAGTTCTACATGGCCTGTACCCACAGACGCAACAGGCACATATTTGAGAGCGCCAAGATATTACGGCACTTGTGATGACGATGCTGACACTACTATTGCTGGTGTTCTACAAGTCTTGACTGAAGCAGAATTTAATGCCGCTAAAGTTGCAGAACATGAAGCCCGTAGACCTTACCCATCTTGGATTGGCTACCTTGACACAATGACTTGGGCTGCACCTGTAGCAAGACCCGCTGATGCAGTAATGAATGGTGGCAATGTACGCTACCAATGGGACGAAGCTACGGTCAATTGGATTCCACAGACTCCAGCAGTATGAAAGAGTTTTTCTTCATCAGTGGGTTACCAAGGTCAGGCTCTACCTTGCTCTCGGCTATCTTGCGTCAGAACCCAGAGTTTTACGCAGACATCTCCTCACCCGTACAAGGCTTGGTTACATCAACCATCAATGTCATTACTGGCAGTGAGAGCAACCACCTAGTAGATGAAGACAGACGTAAGCAGATACTAAAAGACGTATTTGAGGCTTACTACAAAGCAGTCACGCCAAACACAGTGTTTGACACCAGCAGGGGCTGGACTGCCAAGACATCACTCCTCAAAGACCTGTATCCGCAAACTAAGATCATTTGCTGTGTGCGTGACTTGCCTTGGATATTGGACAGCTTTGAGCGCATTTCAGCCAAAAACTCTCTGTACGGCGCAACCCTCACAGATGATGAAGCTAGGCAGACAGTCACCACAAGGTGCGATGCCCTGATGGATGTAAAGAAAGAGGGTCAGGTAGTCAAGCCCTACTACTTTTTAGAAGAAGGCTTGTTGTTAAACCCTGACATGATTATGTTGGTGGAGTACGAGATGCTTTGCAAGCAACCTGAGAGCGTCATGCGGGAGTTGTATGGCTTTATCAACAAGCCCTACTTTGACCACGATTTCAAGAATGTTGAGTACGAGAACGAGACGTATGACAAAGCCTTGAACATGAAGAGTCTACACACAGTACGCAAGGAAGTCACTTGGCAAGAGCGCCCATCCATCCTACCTAAGTCAGTGTGGGAAAAGCACGCTGGTAAAGACTTTTGGCGCAAACCAGCACCAGACTTTGCGGTTAAACAACTGTATAAAGTCAAATGAAAATTCTAATCATGGGCTTGCCCGGCGCAGGTAAAACCACTCTTGCTACAGCCTTGGCAAGGGAGCTTTCCTGCGTCCACTTCAATGCCGACGAAGTGCGTAAGGAGATCAATAAGGATCTGGGTTTTAGCGTGGCTGATAGGCTAGAACACGCAAGGCGTATGGGTGTGATGTGCGACATTGCTTCCAGATACGGCGCTCATGTGATCGCTGACTTTGTTTGCCCTACACCTGAAACACGGGAAGCCTTTGGCGCCCACTTTATTGTGTGGGTGGATCGCATCAAAGCGGGTCGGTTTGAGGACACCAACAAACTATTTGTACCCCCAGAAAATCACGATGTGCGGGTTGATGGCAAGTTTGGTATGCAGTATTACGCAGAAGAGATTGCCAAAATGGTTGAGCCACCACAGCTTAAAGCTCGTTGGACTTATTGAGATGTGGACCCCCTCAGCATCCTTTTTGCAGCTAACGCTTGCGTTGCCGCCATCAAGCAGGGGTGCAAACTCTATAAAGACGCTAAAACGTCTTTCATGGAGATCAAAAAGACTGTTGATGAAGTTACTTCAGATGTCAAAGCAGTCAGAGGATTCTGGGCAAAGCTCTTTGGGACACCGCCCGCCTCAAGCCCCAAGCCTGTGGCGAAAAAGAAAGAAGCCTACGTTGCCGTCAACGAAACCCAAGTCATGGCTGACATCGTTACTCAGCTTTCTCAGTTTTTCAAGTTGCAAGAACAGCTTGCTGAACACATAAGGGAAGAGGAAGAGAAGAGCAAAACTGTCTACGACCCTGACGCTAACCTAATGGAAGCCGCCCTGAAGCGGGTAATGGCTCAAGACCAAATGGCGCTGTTGGAGACGGAGATAAGAGAGGCAATGGTATACGGCGCTCCGAAAGAGATGGGAGCTTTGTATTCCAAGGTGTTTGATATGCGGGATGTCATCAAGATAGAGCAGGACAGGGCAAGGAAGAAGCGGGATGATGAGTCATGGCAACGCAAAGAGGAGGAGCGGCTCCTAAAAGAAAGGCAGGCGTATCTGCTGGCGACTATCCTATTCCTCCTATATATGTGGTTGCTCCTCGGCCTCTTGCACAGGATTGGGAGATAGTTGTGGGCTGGATTGCCGCTTGTTTGCTTGTAGTAATGCTGCTCCCGCTTCTTGGGATGTTGTACTTGGATGTCCTTGAGGCCAAGCATCAAGCCAAGATACAGATTGAGAAGATGGAAAAGTTACGCAGAGACATTGAACAACAGAAACGCAAGGAAGAAAAATAATGGACTACGAGGCGTTTAAAGATATACCAGATGTGGAGTATATGTATCGCACTGAGCGTGGATCTACCTATGCCCACTTGCCCGGCAGTCAAACCATAAGAAACAGAAGTAGCGAAAAACACAGAGACAAAACAACAGGCATACAGCCAAAGTCTGGCAAGACTGTGTATGTGGACAAACCTTCTACGGCGGCTTTGGCTGGCTGGCTTCAGAACGCAGATGTAGCAACGCAGCTACTTCCAGAAATAGGCGCAGATGGCAAACCAACAGGTAACGCCCAAATTAAATTGCTAGAAGACTACGGTCCAAAAAAGGCGGGTTCTGTGGTTGCAAAAGTGCCATTTACAACAAAGCCAAGCGTAGGTTTACATCCAGTTGAGATTTACAGGAGCGAAAGCCCTGTAGGTGACACAGGTAAAGGAATCCATTTTGGTACTGCAATCACTGAAGTTCTGGAAGGCGGTTTGGGCCAAAAGCCAATTAGGGGGGCGGGTTCTAGCACAGGTTTAGGGGGCCGTCGCCCCGGTGCGGGGGATGAAATAAATATGTTAAACCCATTGAAACTTGCTAAAGGTGGCAAAATTGAAATGCCTAAAGATTATCGTGTTGGCGGTAGATTAAGTTTAATTTGAGGAAAAACGAGATGATTCCAATAGTCGCATCCCTCCTAGGTAGCCTAGCCCAAAACGGGCTTACCTTGCTGTCGTCTGCTATCCAAGCCAAGGGCAAGGAAGTGGTTGAGAAAACTTTGGGCGTGAAGATCCCCGACAACCCAACCGCAGAAGATGTCAGCAACCTGCGCCAGTTGCAGTTTGAGCATGAAGAACGCTTACTTGAGCTAGGTATTGAGAAGGCCAAGCTGGAGTTAGCTGAACTGGAAATGTTTGCCAAGGCCGCACAGAACGAGGATAACAACGTTACAGACCGTTGGAAGTCTGATATGAACAGCGACTCCTGGCTGTCCAAGAACATTCGCCCTATGAGCCTGATTGCCATTTTTCTGGGCTATTTCTTGTTTGCCATGATGTCTGCCTATGGGTACAACGCCAATGAGTCCTATGTCACCTTGCTGGGTAACTGGGGTATGCTGATAATGGGCGCATACTTTGGCGGCAGAACCATTGAGAAACTAGCTGATATGAAAGGCAAAAAATGAGTTTAAGCACCGAACAAGCTGCGTTTTTGCTGGACATGTGCAAGCTAATCCAGTACGCTACAGACCAAGGGTTTGTGGTGACCGGCGGGGAACTTGCTCGTACGCCCGAACAGCAAGCCATTTATTTTAAGACGGGGCGTTCCAAGACTATGAATTCCATCCATCTGAAGCGCTGCGCCATAGATTTGAACTTCTTCCGTGACGGCAAAATCATTTGGGATAAAGGCATTCTCGCGCCACTAGGTGCGTATTGGGAGTCCCTGTATCACAAGAACCGTTGGGGCGGCAACTTCAAGTCTTTGGTGGATTGCCCTCACTTTGAACGTAACGTTGGTTAACTATGCCACTTGCCAAGTACCTATTTAAACCGGGTGTCAACAAAGAAAACACACGATACACCACCGAGGGTGGTTGGTATGACTGCGACAAGGTTCGTTTTCGTCAAGGTAACCCTGAGAAGATTGGTGGTTGGACTACGTTTGCTGGTGGCGTATTCCTTGGCATCTGCCGTTCTCTTGGGAACTGGATTACTCTTGCGTCATTAAACTTAGTTGGTGTTGGAACAAACCTCAAGTTCTACATCATGAGCGGCGGCGCTTATTACGACATCACCCCGATACGCAAAACAATCACGCTTACCAACCCATTCACGGCTACCAATGGTTCGGCTGTTATTTCAGTTACTGATGCCAATCACGGCTGCGTTGGGGGTGACTTTGTTATTTATAGCGGAGCGGGTATCGTAGGACTTGGCGGCAACATCACTGCGGCTGTGCTTGCAAACACATTTCAGATTACCTATGTTACCGACAATACTTACACCATCACGGTGTCAGCCACTGCAAATGGCGCAGACGCTTCTGGCTCCCCTGGTGGCGGTTCTGTTGTAACGCAATACGAGAATAATACCGGGCCGTCTTACCAGATTCCTTTAATTGGCTGGGGCGGTGGTACTTGGAGCGGCGGTGCGTGGGGCGTAGGTTCTAGTACTTCTACTTCCTTGCAGTTGTGGAACCAGCAAAACTTTGGCGAAGACTTAATCTACGGGGCGCGTGGCCAAGGCATTTACTATTGGAATGCCAACGTAGGTTTCTCCCCCATCCAGATCACCATCTCTATCGCAGCCCCAGGTGTTATTACGCTACCTGCTGGGTTTTCGTTTCCTGATGGCACAACAATCTCGCTTACAACTACAGGTCTTTTGCCCACTGGTTTGGTCGTGGGGCAGGTCTACTTTGTTGTGAATTCTACGGGTGGCACATTCAATGTCTCCACCACTATTCAGGGTACACCAATCACAACATCGGGTGGTCAATCAGGCACTCAACGTATATCCCAACGCGGTATTGATTTGGCGGATGCGGGAGATGACGATACGCCCCTATTCCAAAACTTTCTTATTGTTTCGGACGCCAGCCGTTTTGTGATTGTCTTTGGTACAAATGACTATGGTAGTACTACCATAAACCCTATGCTGATCCGCTGGTCAGATCAAGAAGACCCGTTTACATGGTCGCCTCAAGCTACCAACCAAGCAGGTAGTTTGCAACTCTCTCACGGTTCGGCCATCATTACAGCCGTTCAGTCCCGCCAAGAGATTGTGGTATTCACAGACTCTTCAATCTATTCATATCAATACGTAGGACCACCTTTTGTTTGGACAGCTCAACTGATTGCTGACAACGTGTCTATCGTTGGCCCTAATGCCGCTGTTATCGCCTCCGGTGCGGTGTACTGGATGGGCATTGACAAGTTCTATAAATACGATGGTCGTGTGCAGACATTGAACTGCGACTTACGCCGTCATATTTTTAGCGACTTCAACGTCTTACAGGCTCAACAAGTCTATGCGGGTACAAACGAAGGCTTCAACGAAATCTGGTGGTTCTACTGCTCGGCAGACGCAACCGCAAGCGACCGCTATGTAATCTACAACTACGTAGAAAACGTATGGTCGTTCGGCGACTTGGGCCGTTCGGCTTGGCTAGACTCTGGCTTGTTACCCCGCCCCGTTGCCGCCACGTACGATAGCGAATTGGTGCAGCACGAAGACGGAGTGGATTCTTATGTGTTGGGTACGCAAACCGCTCTGCCTGCCAATATTTCTTCTTCTGAATTTGACATTGGAGATGGTCATAACTTTGGTTATGTATGGCGCATCGTTCCTGACTTGACGTTTGAAGGTTCATCTTCCAGCCCTACACCTGCTGTGACCATGACGCTGTTCCCCATGCAAAGCTCGGGTTCTGGTACTGGGAATACGGCTGCGGCCAACGTAACCAAAGGCTCCAACTACGTTATTACTGAAGAGTACACGGGGATCATCTACACTCGCGCTCGTGGTCGCCAGATGATTTTTAAGATCTCCTCGGATCAAATTGGTACCACATGGCAGTTGGGCGCACCTAGACTTGACATCAAACCGGACGGGCGTAGATAAATGTCAATGTTACAAAACCGCTCGGCTCCGAATATTCCGCAAGCCCCCAAGGAATATGACCAAGCGTACATGAATTCGTTTAGTAACGTGATTCGGTTGTTTTTTAACACCATTAATACTGTTCAGCAGTTAAACTTGGCGGCGTTGAATCTGGATATACGCACACTGCCCACCGATGAGGATTACGACAGCCTACGGGACGGGGATGTGTACAGGGATACACAGGGCGGTACGCTACAAACAGGCACAAATGTGCTGCGTATTAAAGTTCCTATT